GTTTTCGTATGCTTCGCCTTCTGAGAATGCGGGTACTTTAAAGTTTAACGAGATCTGGCGTTGGGTGCCTTTAAACATGTAAATTGGATCGGTGCGTCCATATACTGTATCTGATGCCCAATCGCTATTAAACGTTTCGTTATAGGCGACAATGAAGGCTTTGAAATATACAGCCTTTTGGCTCGGGACGTGGAAGAATGACAATTGCATCCCTCGGATACCATCAGAACTCGCATAAGCATCAGACGGATCGACCTCGATAACAGGCATACCAGTGCCCTTGACACCAGTTGTGGTCTTGCCATATTTTCCGCTTCTAAATTGATCTGTCCAGTTTTGCCAGTCTGCCATTTGTACTGTTTCCTTTTAAATTATATACCGGTCAATGGCCGGCCATACCTTGGTAGCTAACAGCGCCCAGTCGACCGTCTACTATCTCGGTTACTACTGTACCTAGTTGGTCCTTGCCAATACTGATCGGAATACTTACTTGAGTTGTTTGTGGACCGCCTCCTGCGCCGGCGGTAGTGGTGCCCATAGCACTAGCTACTTGATCGAGTAGTCCGGTGGCGCCGAACATATCTGCTAACGGAGTCATCGCGCTTCGGACACGTTCTGCTGCGTCAGCCTTTAATTCGTCCATGGAGACCTGTCCGGCTTTCAGGCGACCAAGAGTGACGCCGGCTTGGTCGGGAACACCCGCATAAACCTCGTCGACGAGAGCCGGCATCTTGGCGGCTACTGACTGCATCGGTTGCACGAATGTCGGATCGATAACCTCTCGCATCATCTTTTCGGATGGTGAGGATATTTCCATTTCTGTTTTGATACCCGTTACCGACTCAGCCCATTCGCCCGGGAGCCACTTAACAAACTTGCTTACATTATCCTTAATGCCGTCGAAATTGAAGGTTTCTGCGAACAAGTGTCCGAGTTTACCAAGTAGGTTACCAAGCATTATAATTGGAGACATTAAAAGCTTAAATGCTGACGCTGCGGTTTTTAAGCTTTTTGCTAGCATCCCTCCTGTAAAGAGATCCAGGAAGCTCGGGGAATTTTTCTTTTTGACGATTCCCATAACCTCTCCAAGCCACAGGACAAGATGGGTGAGAGCGTAGACGAGCAACCCAATGGGGGCGTACACGAGCGCCAGGGCCGCGCCGATGCCGATCATGACGTACATCATGGCTTTACCAGCCATTATAATCATGTCCTTGTTTTCTTTAAACCAATCCGAAAGCTCGCCAAGCTTGTCAACAAAATATATAATTTTCTCCGGGAGGGCTTTCATGCCCGGCAACATTGCAGTCTCCATAAGTAATGCAAAGCTATCTCCTAATTTTTGCAGCGGCCCTTCGCCCTTAGCAAAAGCCTCCAACATATCCTGAAGTGGCTTCTGCATTTTTTTCATTGTGGGGAGAAAGGAGGCTAACGTATTTTTAAGAAGGTCCATTGTGGATTGCCAGTTTTTAGCCTTTGCTCGTTGCTTTTCAAAGTCTTTTGATGTCTGTCCAATACTTCCATCTAATGCGTTAAAGTCTCCGGACATCATCGCCGCCAATTCACCCACATCTTTCAAGCCTGCGGCATTCGCATAGAATTTCTTCTGATAATAACTCATCTCGTTAAAGGATCCAACGGTGTCCATAATGCTGTCCTTGATCATGCTAAAGCGCTCGACAGGATCGGTCGTCATCATAAGATCCATCGCATTAACCATATTACCACCAATTGCTGCATTCAGCATACCGGCTTGTTTTGCGGCGCCTTCGAAGGTGTCAAATTTCTCTGTGATTGCAAGAATACGACCGATCTCCATTCCCGTAACCTTGGAAACCATCGCAAGTCTCTTAAACACTCTTTCGCCGTCGCTGCCAAAACGCTTAAGCTCGTCTGCGCTAGCGGCAAAGTCTTCCATCATCTTGCTGATTGGCACGCCGATATCGGATGCGTGGGCAGATAGCCCTAACAGAAGTTCGTCTGCACCACCGATACCTATTCCCAGCCCCTTGGTAGCTGCTTGCGCGATTTTAGCGGAGGTTTCTACACTTACACCAAACTCACCCATGAGGGCGGTTGTTTTGTAAAGATCATCGCGAGCTTTTCCTGAAGCCATCGTATAGTCAGTTGTGCTCTTGTAAAGCGCTCCCTGCGCTGCAGTCGCCTCTTCCATGGAAACACCTACTGCGCGCATATTGTACTCTAAGTCTGGTATCGCTTTGCCGAATTTTGCGGCTGCACCGGTGGATCGTTGAAAGGCTACTGTAGCATCTCTGGTTTTTACTGCGAGCATGATGGTGAATTCGATGAGTTTCGCGATGGCGGCCACCACCAACAGAATAATACCAATGCCGAGTGCAGCGGTCAGCATCGAGGCGGAGACCGCGCCGGCTCGGAGGGCTTTCGTCAGATTGCCGGCCAATTTCCACATGCTGTGTAGTCCTTTTCCGCCCTTCAGAATTGCAGAACCAATTTTGGACTGCCCGAGTGCTTNNGCATGNNCAAGGACATTTTTAAGCATCGATTTGCCTTGCTCAATACCTTTGAGTCCGTTTTCTAAGTTTTCTTTTTCGGTCTTGATGTTTCTTTTATTTTGCTTTAGTTTGCTAACCATACCCTTAAGCGTCTCTTGGGAAACGGATTTATCTTTTGTTGCGAGCGCTAGTCTCTTCTCATCTAGACTCAAGCTATCTTGCAGAAGAGCAATCCTATCCTGAGCTATTTTTTCGTGGTGTTCCGTCTTCTTCAAAAAATTAAACATCGAAACATTCTTCTTCTCAAGGAGGGTAAGCTCCGCCTCCTGCTGTTTCAAAGCCTCATTTTGGGCGCCGATTGACTTTTTCTGGTCGGCTGTTCTTTCCTGCAGGCGTTTCGCCTCGTGGGCGGCTGCATCTTCTTGGTCCTTGCGAATCTCCTTGACGATCTTTAGGTTTTTTTCGTTGAGGGCAATACCTTCGCGGATAAGCTCATTTTCTGCCGCTAGGTCCGCTGCGCTTTTTCCGTCGTCTGCCAAAGTGATTACCTCGCTATAGAATAATTAGTATGAATACAAAAAAGGCAAGAGTTCTATCTCTTACCTTTTCTTGGGGGCATTCATGCCTTTGGGCTGGTTATGCGATGACAACGTCTGGCTTGAAGATCCGCCTCGTTGTGAATCTTTCATGGCTGCATTTTCGTCTTCGATCTGCCTTGCCAAGCGTTCTGTGAACCACAGTCTAAGCCCAACGGGCAAATTATAGGATTCAGTAAGCGACCATCCGCCGGCGTATTTTAGGAAGAAGAACTGCTCATAGACGTTTCGCATATACTCATCGGTCAGGCCAAAAAAAGTCCGCTGTCAACGGCACCTCCATTTCCTGTTCGTGATCGCACTCAGAGCATGCAAACTCTTGTGTCAGATCCAGGTCCGGATTAGTGGCTTTGTATGCGTTTCGCAGATATCGAGAGTCAAGCGATGGAAGGTTTTCAACTACATAAGAAATGAGTTTAGGATCGTCATCACCATTGACCTGTGCGATAATTGTTTTAAGCTGTTGAGTAATATTGTGCTCGCCGTCCTTCGAACGCTTTGAGCTTTCGAGAAGCTTTAAAAGCCTCTTCTCTTCGCGGCCGGTCATTAAACCAAAGGTAATGTCTATCTCAGTGCGAGGAAGAGCAACGTTAAACGTACCGTCCCCGTTATCGACTACGCCAGCATCTTTAGCTTCATCAGCCGTATCCTTTGCTTCACACTCATTCAAATCAAACATAAACTCTTGATTAACGCCGCATGCAGGGCACGTAACATTGGTTGTGTACTCGTTGCCATAGCCCGAAACACGGGTTGCAACAACAATTGCGTTTTTATCTCCAATAAGAAGACTACTGACTTCAATGCGCTTATCAACAATAACGTTACGCAAAACCCTATCGAGGGCAATTCCCTTTTTAAGCAAAGATCTCGAAGTCAGAATATCTTCCTCTTTCGCAGTCATCTGCTTGATTTCAATGGTGGACTCGTTATGCAGGGGGTGACCCTCCACATAAAAGCGCCCCTCAGATGGTAGATCCACAAACTCTGTAGGAACAACGAAGGAAAAGGGTGATTCCTGCGCCCCTTCTGCTACTTGTGGAACGGGCGGATCAGCATGTGTTTGCTTTGTGCCGCCAACACGTTCTCTATTTCTTGACAATATACACCTCTCAAATTATGGATTGTCTGTTTTATACACCGAAGAATTCGTTTCCGCCACCAGCAACTGCTGCAGAAGCATTCGCTGTTTCGACACGGGCCCAATCATATTTAAGTGTAACGCTCAACTCAGTCAACTCATCTTCGCCATAGGAAAGATCGCCGAACTTAAGATCTGTAATGAAAGCATTCCACAGTGTCCAGGTTTCAAGCGGCTTGCCATCGGAGTCAATCTGTGTAATGTAGACTGTTCCAAGTGCGCCGGCGGCTTTAGCCTTAGACATGGTACCCATTTGTTCTGCAGTAGCATCGGTAGGTGGTGAATACCCTGATTGTACCACAATATCAGAAAGGGTTGCAGTCATATCTGGGTTTACTGGGTCGACAAGCGTAATTGCCGTCTCGTTCCAAGTGACAGAACCAGGATATTGGAAAGTATGGTTTAGATACTTGTGCTCTGCAGTACTAATACTGAAGGAGGGCTTTTGAACTGACTTTGCATACCAAAGTGTGGCGCCATTCCCCATAGGATCCTGAATTCCCGTGAATTCTACTGTAAATCTAAAAGATCTTTTTGGATCTTTCAGTGAAGTGTCTTCTCCAAAGTTTGTTGACCAGAATGGCATTTTAAGTAATCTCCCTTAATATTGTAACTAGTTGGTTCATAATTTATTAGTCGTCAAAAGACGCTCCAGTTGATGCGATAACAAAGTCAATCGCAATGAACTCGATGGCACGTGCCGGCTTGACCATAATCTTCGCATACATGATGTTCTGATCAATCAAGTCAGGGGTGGTGGTGGTTTCGTCGAGAATCAACTTGTAGTCAGTGATACCAAAGGTAACCTTGACGTTTGCGAGGAATGGCTCGACTAACGAACGGAAGCGGTTCCAAGTGGCCTGTACGTTCTGCTCGAAGAGAATCTTGGACGAGATGATGGAGATTTGCTTCTTCAAGTAAATCACCAAGCGGCGTACGTTGATTCTGTCCAGTGCAGACTGGCGCTGTTGGAGGGTCTTCTGTCCGAAGACCACAATTCCAGTAGATGGGAAGGACGCAATCGGATTGATGCGCGCTTCGTATAGAATGTCGCGCTCCTTAGAAGTTAATCGCTGGGTCACATTCAGAACTGGAAGTCCTGCTGCACCCTCGGTAAGTCCGCCGCGGTTAAAGCCTGCGGGAGCGAACCAAAGTTGCGACTTCTTCTGTGAGCTAGCAAGAACGCCCATCATGGCGACAGTTGGCGGAATCCAGAGGAGTCGACCTGTTCCCTCATCGCGGGTCTGAACCCACGGATAGAAGGTAGCGCCGTAGCTTGTATCAATCTTGCGATCTCGAAGCGAGATTGCTGTTTGAGTTGGAGTTGAAGCAAGGCGGTCTGCCTTGTTGGCTTTATAAATCTCGTGAGTTGGCAAATATACATTCGCTAAGTCAATGAGAGCCAGAGCATCGCCTCGGGCTGCACAGATGTCCATCGCTTTCTCGGTTAATTGATTGTTTGTAAGTCCGGGTGCACAGAGCATGTTCATATCTATTGCTTCAGGATCCGCAACGCTGTCCATTGCGCGGGCCCAAGTGTGATAGATATAGTCATTGTCCTCAGTAGACGATCCAGGTGTCATCCCCTTATTATATGCGGGATCTGGTTTCGTAATATCCCAGCCATCGAATGCACCCCAAAGTGGTACTGTAAACTTGTTGTATCCAGCATCCAGAATAGCCTTCCAGCTACCAGTTGTGTAGGATTGTTCTCGGGCACGAGAGCCGGAAGCGTAGTAGAATACACCGGTTGAGCCTGAGATAACATCGTCCAAGGAGAAAACATACCCCCATCCGTTATATCCGCGCGCACCGATATCACCTGCGGTGGCTGGTGCAGTTGGATCATCCGGCCAGTTTTTGGACCACATTCTGTGCATTTCACCAATCCCAGGGGTTGAGATGGTACTGTTTATTCCGCGAGATGTTTGCATACCGAAGTAAGCATTTCGAGGGTCAGTAAGACCTCCAGCAGAAGCTGAATATCTAAGGCGCGCCTTCGGGAACTCCATTTTGAGAGCAAAGTAATCAAGAGCACCACTACCTATGGACATTCCATGCCTTGGACTACGTCCGCCGCCGTGGTCGTAGGCGGCGCCGCCCTGGCGCCAAGAGCCTGTTGCCGGTACCGAGAAGCCTGGCGTGGCGGTACCGCCGGGGGTGTAACCGTTGGCTCCAAAAGTTGAACCGGAGCCAGCAAATGACACGTAGGTTCCAGACACACTATTGACACTATCGCTAGTGCCGTGGCCATAGGTACCGCCGGGACCGGTATTCAGCCCCAGGCGCCGGCATGTGGCGCCGGAGACATCCAGAAGTTTTGGAGGACCAAAATATCCAAAGGGAAGTGTAACTGCATCAATGGCGCCTGCTTCGACGTCGGCGTTCATTTGAATATACACAAATTTGGAATTGTTGTCGTATTCGCCATAGCGACGGAGTCTCTTCTCCTTGGCATCCCACTTAACATACATATCGCCGATCTTTCGGGCGACAAAGTTGGGGCTAGCTGGGTTGAGGGTACATTCGTCATAACGCTCAAGGACAACAACATCATTATCTGAGTCGTTCATATCGCGAAGGATGACCGAGAATGTTCCGTAATCGCTAACGGAGCTGTTAGATTGGCGAACATTACTAATTGAAATCTTAACATTGTCCATAAGCCATTCGCCATGGCCGCGGCCCACGAGGCGGAAAAGCTTCTGTATACCTGGAGCATAATATTCGTCTGCGGCTCCTAGATCCTGTCCAATGATCCAACTTGTACGCCCCTCTGTAGAAGCTACTTGCTTCATTTGGGCTGGTGTGTTATCTGTATCGACGCTTGTTTTTGTCTTAGAATCAGTTAACGTATTGTATCCTATAGCAGTAATCATTCCCACCACATTCTTGTTGGTGGCTAAACCTTTATCAAGGAGATCCTGATCGAAAGTCTCGCCTAAGAAGTAGTTAACTTCGGTAGCAGACGGGTAGAAATCGCCGGCGGTCGCCAGTTGTGGATTCGTATTAAGCTTCTTGCGAATGTAGTTTTCGGAAGAGTCATTAAGGTTGAACTTAATTTTCTTGCTGACTCCGGAGGCAGAATAAATAAGAGTGAAAAGACCTGTTGTAGAATTAGCCTTAATCAGAGTGTTAATTCCTTGAACGCCAGCTTTTCCTTCTTCACCCGTCGTGCCGCCGGTGGCGGACTCGGTCCCGTATAGGGAACCCGACAGAAGAGGAACGCCCTGCTGTGTATAAATAATAGCAGCAAGAGAGGCTGTTGCAGCCGCTCCAGAAATGATGCCGCGCAGAGTGCCGCCGGCCGAGGTCTGGGCTGCCGATGCGGATGGAAAGACCCAAAGTCCCCATGCTCCGCCAGTTGTGCCCATGACAGCCGTAGGTCCAGCATTCGTTGTAGCCCAACCTGCGGCGGCGGCGCCACCAGCAGTTCGGCCTGCATCAGTTTGTTGTCCGAGAAGTCGCACGTAAGTAACAGGTGCGACGTTAGAGCGGAGGAAAGCCTTGGCAGCGTAGCCACCATACATAGGGGAAGTATAGTTGCCCTCGCGGTAAATATCGCTATTTCCGCCGCCGGCTACAGTGTCTCCAAACATCTCAACAAATTTTGAGTATGATTCCACCTTAACGGGGGTCATTGCCAGGCCGCGGCGCGCGCGGCCAACGACTACTGGTCCAATCTCTGGAGCGTTTCTTGGTATAAAGGAATTATCAATCTCATTGATGAAAACTCCTGGAGATACAAATTTAAAATTCTTTACCGACATCTTTTGGTCCCTTCCTCTCTTTTAAAGTAATTTGAGTATGACTGTCAATCATCTGTAAATAGTATTTTCAACTTCAAAAGTCTTGAAGAGA